CAAGCAGGTCTAGTGAGTGTAGTCACGGGGGCCATGACAGGTGCATTTGCGGTGTGGCTGGGACATGAGAAGCACTAGGCTATGGAAATAATTTGGTCACTTATGTTGACAGTTTGCTCCCTAGACACTTGCGCTACACAGCCAATACAGTGGTTCGAAGAAAAACTTATGTGTATTGAAATGCAAACCCTCCACGAAGAATTACCCATAGACGGTGATTGGAAATCAGTAACTTACAAATGCACTGTAGTAGGAGCAAAAGAAGTATAGATGTCTATGTTCAAGATGGAAAACACGGGAGGTTACCCAGTGGAGAAAAGCCCAATGAATGCACACGCATACGATAAAAAAATGAAGTACGATAGAAACACATTCCTGTACAAACTGATTGAACACGAGGGTATGGTCCTCACTGTGTACAAAGACAGTTTGGGCATAGACACTATCGGTATAGGCCGTAACCTCCAAGATCGTGGCATCACTCCAGAAGAACTGGAGTACATGGACATACCTAACATGGCTATCGTGTACACAAACGGCATAAACGAAGCAGACGCCAAGTACCTAGCTACAAATGACATAAAGATCGTAGAGAAGGAACTGTGCAAAGCGCACCCCTGTGTATACAAATTAGATGCTGCACGGCAACTTATCTTGATGGACATGGCATTCAACATGGGTGTACCGCGTCTGTGCAAGTTCAAGAAAATGTGGGCAGCAGTAGAGGCAGGGGACTTCGACACCGCATCAATCGAAATGCTCGACTCGCGTTGGGCACGTCAGGTGAAGTCACGGGCCACCAAGTTGGCAGAGGCTATGAAGACAGGAGAATTATAATGGCACTCACACCACAAAATAGAAAACGAATTAAAAAAGTTGCGTCAGGTTTGAAGAAAGCTGTCAAGGCTCACACCGGACAACACAAATCTTTGAGCAAAGTGCTAGGTAAGTCTACACCTACACGTCGAGCTAAAAAGGCTAAGAGATGATTTACGTCTGGGAGAGTTGTAGTGCTACATGTTTTTCTCCTGTTTGTTTTCGTAGGCGTAGGAGACGACAAAAAACTGGTCAGCAACGATATGCACTTCAAAGACCTCAACGAATGTGTATGGTACGCACAAACTTTACACAAGCAAGGCAATCTCCTGACGGCATACTGTGTGCCGAAGTTCATAACGGAAGGTAACGTAAAGGTATACTGATGCCACCACGTAATCACAAAAACTGGACTAAAAAGCCTAACCTAGAATATGTAAACTCTCTTATCTACTCTGACCAAAGCCTGTACGAAGAAGAATTAACAAATATCTTTTCAAGGGTGTGGGTTCCCTGCTTTCACAAGAGTGAAATGCAACACATAGGAAGCTACAGGACTGCACAGATAGCTGGGCAAAATATAATCACTGTTAAATTTGACAATGGCTACAGGTCATTTTTAAACAAAGGTGTTACATCCCCTTCAGGTAACGACATATCTTTGTGCTATCACGCACGAGGTTGGGGCGAACTGCCCTGCGAAGTAAAGCATGGTGGCATGGTGTGGGTTACGCTAAACAAGAACCCAGACATGAGTGTAGAGGAGTGGACTTGTGGAGCATTTGATTGTATTGCTGATGCTATTGATGCAGAAGAACTAGAGGTATTCCACTACCACAAAGCCATTATAGGTACAAACTACAAACTGTGGCATGATACTAACAGTGAGTTTTACCACGACTTCATGCACTACTTTAACCGTGTGTCGGGCTTTAACGATGAATACTTCGCTAGAAAAAATATACCGTTTGATAACGGCCACGTAAACGTAAGTAGCTTTACAGTCAACTACGAAGAATACGACGGGTTTGACGACAGGGGTGAATTGTCTTTTCCCAACTTGCCACCAAACCAGTGGTATATGGTAGACTTGTTTCCCGGCTACAACTTTAACTTGCGAGGCAGTGCATACCGTAGCGACAGCGTAACTCCACTTGGTCCTGACAAAGTACTGATTGAGTTTCGTGGTTACGGACTAAAAAACGACACACCAACCGAACGAAACACACGCATCGAACACCACAACTCAATATGGGGACCGTTTGGTCGTAATCTGCATGAAGACTTAATTGGGGTAGCGGGACAAGGTACAACAATGCGACCCGGAACTGAACCCCGCAACATATTGCACGGCAGACACGAAAACGGAACTATCCACGACGAAGTAGGAATGAGACACTACTATGCTGAGTGGAGTAAGTGGATGGGAGTACATGCGAATAATCCGCTACAGAAAGCATCGTAAATGGACCCAATTAGTGCAATGGCTACCGCATCTGCCGCATTTGGAGCTATAAAGAAGGGGTTCCAAGTAGGTCGTGACATTGAGTCGATGGCGTCTGACTTATCCCGTTGGATGGGTGCCATGTCTGACTTGGACATGCTTGAAAAGGAAGCGAAGAACCCGCCCATTTTTAAAAAGTTGTTTGCTGGTAAGTCTGTAGAACAAGAAGCGATAGAAACATTCGCAGCCAAAGAGAAGGCAGAAAGCCAACGTAGAGAATTACAAAACTGGATTGGCATGACGATGGGTAAGTCCAAGTGGGATCAACTCGTTAAAATGGAAGGAACCATCCGCAAGCAACGCCAAGAAACCCTGTACAAACAAAGACAACGCCGCCGTAAGTTTGTAGAAATTGTAGCTTGGATAATTATGAGCTGTGTGGGTTCGGGTATTCTTGTTGGTTTTGTAATGTTTCTTAAAGGTGTAGCCGCCAACGCAGAAACGTGGCCTGAGTACGTAACGTGCAGACTGAAGGGATGCAACAACATAGACGGAGAAAGGCTTTGTATATATCATGGTCCTAACAATACGGTGGATAGTGTTTGGATCAACATGGGAGAATACTACCCACGAGAGATACAATGTAAGTACGACCCAAAGAACGAAAAACCTCCTACACTACGTGAAACATTCGAAGCGATAGAAAAGTCAAGAAAATAATTCTTGCCAATAACAGTATAAAGGTGTATAATGTTGTACGAGGATAGTACTATGAAACGTCTTGCTTATGAAGCACTTAAACACAAGTATGAAGCTCAAAAGAAAGATGCGTTGTTTATTTACACAAATTACACAAAAAACCCGGCGGCTATCGGGGAACACCCGCAACTGCTTGAGGAGATGGACAAGGCAGTCGCTAGTTGGGCGGATGCTCAAGACAAGCTTGATGCACTTGAAGATCTTGATAGCGAAACTTAACGGCTACTGATATGGCAAGCACCTACCTCACCCTAGTTAATAATGTTCTACGTGATTTCAACGAGGTAGAGTTGACAAGCTCTAACTTCGGTTCTTCGCGTGGAGTGCAGACTACAGTTAAAGATTACGTAAATCGTTCTATCACTGACCTAATCAACTCAGAACTAAATTGGCCTTTTACACAAGTAACAGGATCTATTGATGTCATAGCGGGTAAACAACTGTACAGTCACGCAAGTATAGCATCCACCCTAAAGTACGTAGACTACGACAACATGTTTTTAAAGCCTAAGAACTACATAACCAACGGCACGTACGAAGTGTCGGGGTCTGCAAGCATAACAGGATGGACTACAGTGTCGGGTAGTCCTGCTGCAAGTTCTAAGTTTGGTAACACTTTGCTTCTTACCAGCGCAAAAGTAACACAAGAAATATCCGACCTCATTGTAGGTCGTTCATACATAATCCTAACACAAACGAGTGGTGGCACCCTCACTTTGGATGTAGGCACTAGCTCTGGGGGATCACAAACCAAGTCTGCCACATTGACCGTATCAAACGCCAACGAAGTATCTATCAGTGAAACCACATTCACTGCTACAGCGATTACACACTTTGTATCGTTTACTGAATCTGCAGGGGGCGCAGCGTACGTAAAACTTGTAGAGTTGAGTGAAAACATAGAACCTATACCCTTAAAGTATTTAGCCTACGAAGAGTACACGGAAAGATATAGAGAACGAGATAATCGTCTAGATGCAGACAAGTTTGCTGATCCTGAGTTTGTGTATACCACATACAACGACGAGATTGGCTTGACGCCCATACCTGACACCAGCAACAGAACACTGGAGTTCGACTATTACGTTTCTCATACTGATCTATCTTCGGCGACTGATACGTCGATTATTCCGACACGGTTCGAACCA